CAGGAGTAGGCTCAGGAGTAGGCTCCACGCCCACCACAATCACCGGCAAAGAATGCCGACGACCACCTACCACCAGCACAGGCTTCCACAAACCCGCAGACAACCGTACCGGCTCAACCACACCATTAACCACCGGAACCTCAACCACACCAGGAACCAGAACCGTCTGGCCCCGGCGCTCGGCCCCACCTTGCCAGATAAATCTGACAACACCACACACCGGAGTAGAATCAGCATCCTGCCCAAACGGCAGAGCTACCGTCCCTAAGTCAACTCTCACTTGAAAACCTCCCACTCGCCATCAGCGCCCGCATGAACGTTCAGAAGCTCACCCAGGCCGTTATGCACGGACCAGGACCCGCCGCCGTCATGTGCTACGAACACCTCGTCACGGGCCTTCAGCTTGCCGTCCATCTCCGCCAATTTAGCGTCAATCACGCGGTATGCTGCTTCATTATCTGCTGCGACCCGCGCGGGGTCGCCATCCTGCCGGTATGGGATTCCGGCTGTAGGGGTAAAACCGCCCATAAATCATGCCCTTTCAGGTAGTCGATTATGAATCTCCGCGTAAGTCTTCCCCGAGGGAATATCTCGATAGGTAGCGTAGGCACGTGCCATGTCGCCGTAAGTCTTGCCGGCTCGCAAATTGCGCACCTGCTTTACGTCCATGTCATAGCTCACGGTAGGAACTTTGCCGTCCCATGACTCACGGTAGCCAGTGATGAGACAGTCAGCCTCCCATGTAGTGCCTGCCTGGTCCTGAGCCAGCAAAGTCACAGTGTCGCCGATTTGCTTGCGGGGGTCCCAGAGCATCGGGATGCTATCGAACGAACTTTTTTCGACGCTGATTTCATTGACCAGGGCGCGCGCCACGCGGCGAGCATCCTCGGAGGTTAGCCACCAGCTAGAATCCAGAGTGAACTCACCGCCACGCCGACCAGCCTCGCCCTTCGCGCGAGCCGTAATCTTGTAATCAGTCCAGGTGACCAGCGTCCCGCAGCGGAGAACCGGCATCGGCATGGCACGGTTTCCGTATCGTAGGTTCCCGACGGCAAATGAGGGGGTGCAGAGGTAGTATTTTTCGGGTCCACCGTTTGATTTTTTCGCAACCCTGAATGTCAGCTTCACGGTGCGTTGGCCCAGCTGCTCTAGCAGAGCCGACAGGTCCTCATGGTTCGCGTTGCCGCCGGTCCACCGGTACCCCTCGGGCTCCTCCGTATTTTCAAATGAAATCGCCCACCATGAGCCGAAGCCCTTGTTAAATGCGTCCCAATCGAAAATGTTCTTTTTCGCGTTCACAACAGGTCTCATGTTTGTGTCCAGGTTGTGAACATCCACATTGTCAGGCCATGTCACAAAAATCTCAGTTTTCTCGTTCGGCAGCAGCTCCTGGATATTGCTGGGCTGATTAGCGACGATGTTCGGGATCGTGCCGGATCCCTGAGCATTCGATTCGAGTCCCTTGATGGTGACGGCTGAGCGGACACCGTCACGTGCAGTTTTCCACGAGCCACCAAAAACACGCTCCGACACGCGGTCCGTGATGACGCTCTTGCCCTCGGCGAGACGGTCACGGGCCGCCATGTTTAGGCGGCCCTCCTCATCAACCCACACCGCCGAGAGAGTCGCAGCACACCACGCCTCGACGACAGATTGGCAAGTAACGTTTTCAAAACCGCGCGTGGCGGGGACACGCTTCTGCTCCAGCGCTGACACCTGCAGCTTCGGGAGCGGTCGACCCATCAGGAACACGCGGCGCGCCCCGTCCTCCCAATCACGCAAATAGTCAGCCTTGATGCCCAGAGTGCGGGACGTTGTGACGCTCACCAGCTCAGGAGTACCAGGGATACCACCACGCGGATACAGCTCCGACTCCGTGGTCGACTTCCACACGCGGGCTCCCTGGGCGTTGATTTTCACGCACATCAGCGGCGCACCGTCCGGCGGGGACTCAACCGGGATGGACACAATGTGCCCGGCGCGACTTGTCCACACCACGACGCGCTTAGACACGGAATCCCACGACATCGACACGATAGATCCATCAGAGAGAGAGGCACTCCATGAGGAATTTTCGCCTGCCTCACCAGCGCGCGCGTAGATCATCAGGTCACGGTCACCACGGGTGACGCCTAGAGTGGCAAGCGTGGTCTGCGCATGACGTGAGGCCAGCCCAGCGGGAGTACCGTACTCGCTGCCGGGGGTCTGCATTTTGCCCACAGCCGCCGCGGCGCCGTACTGATGCGAGTTCTGCAGGACAGTATCATCAGTCACTGGGGGAAGCACACCATAGCCGGACTGCTCAATAGCTCGATATGCTACCCAGGCGGTGCGCCCATACGCCGCTGTCTCATACATCGGCGGGATAGACACCTCACACTGTAGGCCACCTTGTAGACCGTCAGTAATAGCGGTCGTCACCGTGTCAGCCGTGAGCGAGTACGTGGACGTGCCCAAGGTGCCGTAGAATCGCGGGAATTCCACGCCGCCAACTTCAGCGACGATACGCACCTGCGCACCATGTGTAGGAATCCAGCGGCTATCACCCACAGGCGCAAAGGGAGAATCCACCACCGCTGACTCAGGCGCCCAGGTGATAGACCCAGTACGGGAGTGGATACCATCACCAATCGTGACCAGGGCATCCGGCAGACCACCAGAGGTATTGCCCTCCCACGATGCCGACAGGTGGGGACGTTCTACACCATCGACGAACACGCGGAGGGTAGCGTCAATCACCGGCCCCGGCGTGTACTTGCCCTTGAGCATCAGCCGACCTCCTTAATCGTGAGCGACATCGTGCGCCACGTATCCTGCGTCCAGAACTCGTGCTCCGTGTACGTGGTCGTTGCCTCCTCGACGATGACCGAGTCAGCGCCCGCACCAACATCCCAGCGCGGGCACGAATCCAACCAGACCACCTGCGGGAGGCATAGCGTCTTGTAACCCGACGCGGTAATCTTCAGAGCAACCGCACCAGCAGGAAACACGGGGATAGTCACCTGCAACCGGTGCATCACCTGACGGTTCGCCCGCTCAACACGAGCATTACCCACCGGGCGGCCTGCTGCATTCACCGGCTGAAGCGTCAGCACCGTATCCCCCACCGTATCCACCGACACGGTCACAGGCGACCCGGCAGGCACCGGCACAGACTGGGAGATAACAACCTCGCCGCCACCAACACATGACGCCGCCGCGGGGCCGCCAACACCGTCCACGTAACCGCCATTAGCGATACCAGCCAGCATCGACTCGGCAGGAGTAAGCACGTTCGTCACCGCCGCCTCATCAGAGATGAACCGCCACGGACCGGAGCCGAACGCGCCCGCGACCAACTGCGCCAACCCAGTAACCTCTCGGTTCGTGCCAGATACATCGAGTGACCATTCGCGCCGCCGCGCCCATGCCGGGGTTGTAACAAACGCCCAGCGGCGCGACGGCGCAGACTGCACCTCGTACCGGGTCGGGTTAGTGACCTTAACTGGGGTTGGCCACAGAATCTTGTGCATACGCCCCAGCTCACCGATGTATCCAGCCATTAGTAGACCCTTTCAGCTCGTCGGGACATCTGCAGGAATGCACGCTCGTCCACAGCGCCCAAGCGAGACAGCACATCTGCCAGCTGGGATAGCACCTCAGTGTTCTGTGCGGTAGCGCCTTCGACCGACTGGGCGGTAGCCATAGCTGCTACAGGCTCAGGAGTCGTAGGGACGCTCAGCCCGCCGACATTAGCCGCCGAGAAATCCGCGCCGCTCAGAGCGTAGCCGGCAGCGTCCGCAACCTGGTCACGGCCAGCACGGATAGCACCGGCAAAGTCTCCGATGAGAGCCTTACCGCTATGCGTGGTGTAACCGCGTCCAGAGAAAGGACCGACCTTAGCCGGTGAATGGGGGAAGAAATTGGCGATGCCGTCCAGCACACCCTTCACGGCATCCTTGAGTCCATTTGCGGCACCCTTAATGCCGTCGATGAAACCGCCGATAAGCGCACTACCTGAGCCCTTAAGAAGGTCGCCCAGGTTGCCGATAGCGTCCAAGATGCTCTTCGGCAGGCCCTTCATGAAATCGATGACATGGCCAACGCCTTCCTTGACCTTGCCGACGATACCCTCCCACGCGCCGCGCAGGAAGTCGCCAATGCCACCCCATAGGGCGTTCCAGATATCGGCGATGGCCTTGCCTGCGTTCGAGAGTGCGTCGCGCAGCAGAGACAGGCCGCCACCGACCAAGTCCTCGAAAAGCTTCCAGGCATTTTTAAGAATGTCACCGAGGCCACCCCATGCCTTGTCCCAGTCGCCAGTGATAGCGCCAAGGAAAACATCCAGCACGCCGCTGATGATATTCACCGCGTCCGCGATAATCTTGCCGATAAGCTCGAAAACGGCCTTGACCACGCCTCCGAGCCAATCAAAGGCCGGGCCGAGCACCTTGCCGAGCCACTCAGCCACAGGGACTAGCGCGCCGAGTACCGCCGCCGCGATCTCAACAACCTTCGTAACCATAGGAACCAGAGCCGCAATCACGGTATTCACCATGTTCATGAAGCCTTCGGCAATCTGACCGAGGGCAGGGAGCACAGCCTCGATAATCGGGGCGACGATGCCGATGAGCGCGCCGATAACCTGGGCCAGGGCATTGCGGAACTGCTCACTCGACGCGAGAGCGGCAATGAAACCAGCGGCGAGTCCAGCGATGCCGAGAACCAGACCAGCTATCGGCAGCACGACGCTAGAGATGGACAGCCCAAGGGTACTCGCCACGCCAATGAGGGTGCCGAACGCAGATACAGCGGTACTAATCACGCCGCCGATAGCGCCGAAAGCACCAATCACGCCACCAATGACAGACACGATAGTGCCGATAATGGAGACTACGGTGCCAATAATCGGCGCCAACGGGCCCAGCGCACCCACCACGGCGAGGATAGTCGCCGCCAGCTCCGGGTTATTGCGCATGAACTCTGCGAGCGCCTTAACCACGTCTGCCACAATCGGCAGAATGACCTTCAGCGCCTCCGAGAGGGCATTAGCGAGCACCTCAACCACCGGCGCCAACGACTGCTTAAAGTCAGCGAACGCGGGAGCGAGTCCTTGCACAATCTGAGTCACTAGAGGCGCCATGATAGGCAGAATCTCACCGATAGCACCCAACAGAGCACCCACGGCAGGTGCCGCAGCCGAGAACGCCGGAGCAAGCTCAATAGCCGCCTTCACCAGCCCGTCGAACATCTTGTTCACGCCATCAGCAATAGCGGGGTTCCGCAGAGCCTGGGCGATGCCGTCAAGCAGGATGCTGACAACCGCGCCCGCCTTCTCCATCGACCGTGAGATAGTCGGCGCAAGCTGCTCAAACGCTCCAGCGAGCGAGGACAAGCCCGGGGTAAGGTTCTTCATGCCTGCGAACGCGCCCTCAAATACGGTGGTGAGCGCGCCCTGCATCAGAGGACCATTCACCGCCTTATTGATTGCGTCAAACGCCGCCGCTAGACCCTGCAGGCCGCCACCGCCGGCGGCTTCAGCCGCCTTAGCAACACCGTTGATGATGCCTGCGACGTCGATTAGGATTCCGCCGAAGAGCTTCGCGTTCGTGATGCCGCGGTCGATAATCTCGTTGATGCGCCCAGTTTCTTGTGCCTGGGTGACCCAGCTTAGGAACGCGTTAGATACCTCGGTGAACGCTACCGCCATACGGGGCAGGTACTCGCCACCTACCGCGCCGAGACGGAACATCGCCTCAGTGAACGGTGCCGCGCCCTCGGCCGCGATAGCGAACGAGTCATGAAGCGGCTTGAACAACTGGGCCATACCGCCAACCGCGACGATGCCATTTGACATGCCACGGAAGAATTCAGACCAGAAAACGCCGGTAATCTTGCCGAGCTTCACGTATTCGTTCATGAACGGCAGCACGCCGTTCTGGACAAGGTCGTTCAAGCCGACCTTGGCGGTGCTCCAGAAGTCATTGTTGTGGTCAAAACGCATCCCACGGAATGCGTCCTCAAAATAGCCAGACTTGCCGACAACCTCATTCAACGCCAGAAGAATGTTCTGCAGGCCGTCAGCACTCGACGCCAAACCCACCAGGAAGCCGCTCATAATGCCAGGCAGCGCAAGACCAGCACCAGAAATCTGAGCCATCGAAACAGCCACCATAGCCGCATTACCAGCCATAGCGCTCATCGCCGCCGACATTGCCGCAATCTTCGTCGCCGCCGCACCAGCAGAAACCGCAATCTTGTCGAAGTTCGAAGCTACTTCCTTAGCATGCCCAAACCCAACCGAGGCGACATTACCGCCAGCCAGCGACGCCAAACCAGCCTTTGCCGCATCCAAACCCTGCAACACCACACGCACCTCAGCAGTACGAGGACGCGTCAACACACCCAACGCAGCAGACGCCTTACGAGTCTGCGCATCCACCGTCACATGGGTCTTAAAATCCTTAGCGATACCCGCCAGGCGAGCCTTCGTCTGAACAAGAGACGCCTGATCAACACGCGCCTCAACATCAACAGCAGTCCGCAACTGCCCCTTTAGCGCGGCCAAGTCCTTCTTCAGATCAGCCTTGAACTTCGACGTATCCGGGAAAACACGGATAGACATCTTGCCAATCGACGCCATCGACTAAACCCCCTAACGGTATTTCGCTGGAACCATCCGAGACAGGTCCATTTTTTCCACTGGCTGACGCATATCCACGCCGACGCGTTCTTTCTTCTGCTTGACAGGCTGCGGAGGGGTCACACGCTGTGAAGCCGTCAACCGCTTGCCCTTCACCTGCGTATTCACACCATTGACCACACCAGCCAGCAGATAAGCCTCATTGCCCCACCCGAACAGGTCAGAGTTCCCAAGCTCCAAAGCACGGAACAGAGACCGCTCCTCGTACTGCACCCGACCCAGCAGCGCTTGGACCGGGCGCAGATCATCAACCCAAACCATCTCGAACGGGTTCACACCGAACAGGGCGAGGAAATCACCAACTAGCTCTTCGTGTTCTGAGAAGAACCGGTCGAGCGCATGCCTTTTCCCAGCTCCTCCACAAAGGCAGACACAGTCTGAATCGCAGGCAACAGATTGGCAGCGTTATAAAACTCTTTACGGAACGTCTCCACGTCAAAGATGAACGTGTCATTCACGACCGCCTTCACCAGCAGCTTCATATCCTGGTTAGTGAAGTCATCAGCATCAATATCAAGCCCCTGCAGCGCTTCCACCGCTTCCAGGGCATCAATCGGGTCAATCTCATTGAGCGGGCGGAAGTGCTTAGCACCAGGCAGCTTCTTGAAAGGGACCTTCGGCGCCTTACGGTCAGCGGGCATCTTCTTACGAGCAGTAGTCATAACAGGGTTCTCCTATAGGGGGGGG